CTGAAGTACCATTACCTAAAAGGACGTTGTTGGAAGTGTAAGACGTACCACTAAGTGTGATGTTTCCAGACGACGTAACCGTACCAGACAGCGACAAGCCGTTTGCAGATCCCGTTCCACTTACGGACGTAACCGTTCCGTTTCCTGTGCCTGCACCAATAGCCGTACGAAAATCAGAGGCAGATAGAGACGATACCGTGTTGTCAGCGTTAAACCGTGGGAACGTAACCGCACTGGGGTTTGTGATAGTAAAAAGGTTAGAACCTAGAGTCGTAGCACCTAAGTTTGTTCTTGCTCCAGACTGCGTTGAAGCCCCCGTACCGCCATTTGCTACGATAAGAGTACCAGCAAGGGTGATAGTCCCAGAACCTGTTATTGGCCCACCAGAGGTTGTCAGACCCGTCGTACCGCCAGAAACATCTACAGAAGTCACCGTACCGTTGTTAGTAGCAGCTACCGTAATAGACCCAGCACCGTTGGTGATTGCAATACCTACACCGGCAGTCAGAGTAGCTTTTGCCAGGGTGTTGCCAGACGAATTACCAATCAGAAGCTGACCGTCTGTGTAAGAATCTTGCCCTGTACCCCCACGCGCCACAGCCAAAGTGCCAGAAGTTATCGCACTAGCAGAAATGGCAATATTGGTATTCGTGACACTGCTAACTTGCCCTTGGGCGTTTGTCGTGAAGACCGGCACTTGAGAAGCAGAACCGTATGTAGCTGCCGTGCCAACGGGAGACAGGCTGAACTGCGTGCCAGTAAGGGTTAACCCTGTACCTGCGCTATAGATCTGTGCGCTAGAGATCTGAACAAACGTGATGTTGGTCGTACCAAAGGTGATCGTGCCTACCGTATTACAGACATAGCTCTCACCAGCACCGGTGGTACCCTGCTGAACAAACACCGTAGAGCCTTCGCCCAAAGTATCGGGGCTGGCCAGCCCATAAGAATCCGCATCCGTAGCGCGTGTCAGTACCCAGTTTGTAGAGCCAGAGCCTACGTCAGAAACGACGTAAATACCGTTCTGTGTCTGGTCGGTCTGCGTGTAAATAAGAACCCGGTCACTAACGCTAAGTGTTACACCATCAATAACAAGCGCAGTTTGTGTACCAGCATTAGTAAGCGTAGCTCCTACCCCAGACGTACCGTTGTTGTAGGTTGCGTTTAGGTTTGTTGGAGACTCAACGCGCACGGGGGCGTGGAAATGAATACCTGAGACAACCAAGTTGTCTACGTATAGCTTGTTAGCAATATCGGTGTCGTTAGTCGGTGCTGTACTAACCGTACCAGCCGTAATATTTGCCGTAGAGATGTTGGCAGTGCTGGTGCCCAAAGTACCGATGTCAAGAACATCTACCGCCAGACCAGCGGCATTGAGATAAACAGAACGCTCAGCAGGGTAGGTTACGAAGATGTCTTTGCTGCCAATACTCCAGTTAACCGCATTACCAGAGTTTGAAGACTCAAGAATAGTCGTACGGGCAAGCGTTGTGCCAGACGCCGTGTAGGTTCCAATACCTACTTCCCAATCCGTACCGTCGGTTATTGAGTAGTACGTGGTGTTGCCATCGCCAATAACAGAAAAAGACTGGAACCCCGTAACAGCGCCAGCCAGTGTGTACGTACCAGTGCCAGTTGTAGTCGTGGTCTCTTTTACTCTGTCTTTCACTACAAGTGCCATGATAGTTCCTTAATTTACGGTCTTAATATTTTGCCAGCTTGTAGGCTGATACGTGTTGATAATCTCCCACAACAAGCGTCTATTAGTCTCGTCAGAAATTGTTACGGTCTCAACAGTAGAAACGTTAAACGTACCAGCAGGAGTCAAAGAGTCTGTTGCCATCGTGCTTTCGGAAACTGTGGCTACACCTGTAAGAACAGACACAAAAGATTCTGTACCTGTAGCTGATTCTGCAACCGTGACAAACTGGAAGACCTGGGGCGCTACAGCATCAGAAGCTGTAGAAAGCTCATTAATGATTCCGCCGTAGAAAATATTTCCGTCTGTATCGTCTGACCCCGTAACTGTCTCAGAAATCGATGCGCCAGCAACAAGCACAGAATTAACGGAGTCAAGAGAAAGTACTGTCTCTGAAATCGAAGCTACCGCAGTTAAAACAGATGTAAAGGATTCCGTTGCTGTAGTTGTTTCTTGGACTGTTGCTACCGCCGTGAGCACCGCGTTGTTTTCATCTGCCATAGATGTGGCTTCTGCCACATCCGAGTTCATTACGGCAATAGAGATTACAGAGTCAGAAGCAGTGCCAGTCTCTTCTACCGTGATACCAAAAGCCCCAGAAGGCGTTACTAGATCGTCTGCTGTAAGGCTTTCAGTAATAGACCCAACAAAAGTAAATTCCGCGCTGGTAGACATCGTAATGGCTACCAACTCAGTTACAGTCTCTGGAAACGCCGGTGAACTTTCTGTTGCAGCTAAAACAGCCGCCGTCTCTGCTACTGAAACGAAAAAGCTAGACCCTGCTGCTGAAGCAAACGGAGTCTCAGCAAAAGCAGCGTAGCCAAACAAGAATTACCCCTACACTGCTTCTAGTTCGTTCTCAGCAAACCACCGAGACTGCGTGTTGCCATCGGCGTCAACCCAAGAAACGCGGTAAAAAACAACACCGTCTTCATCCATGCGAAGGGCGTCAATCGGTCCCTGGGGTACAACGGTCTTAACACGCACGGTTTGATTCTTAGAAAATGTCGTAGCCATTTTTTATCCTTTAGGCAGCATCAAGGCTGAATTCGTAGGTAACGTTCAACGTATCACCGTTAACCACGGACCGGTTGCCGCCAGTAAAGTTAGAAACAGAGAAGAGAAGCCCAGAAGTGCTGGAGTTGCTCTGCACATTGCAAAGGAAGGCCCCACGAACCGTAACCGTACCCGTAATGCTAAATGCACCAGGAGAACCAGAGTTGTTGATAACAGATGGGTCAGCCGTTGTTGCAGTACCAAAAGAAGCAGTAGCACGGTTGCCACCAGAATATGCTGTGGTCTCGGTCCAACCAGCGTGCGAAGCAAGCGTGTCGCCAGCGGCGTAAGCACTAAACCCAGAGTCATCTACCAGGCCAATATACCAAGCGGCTGTGTAAGTAGAGCCGGTAAAATATTTAGCGTTCATGTCTTGCAGGCCGGTGTTGACCACGAGATTCTTAGCCGTGTCTTCCCACTTCAGATTGCCGTTTTTGTCATAGCACTTGAAATGGAACACGCCACCACCAGCAGCGCCTTCACCAAACCCTTGATTTGTGGCTACAGACCCAGTAACGAGGTCGGTGCTTTTAGCTTTAACTTGCATTTGAAACTCCTTTACGAAAGTCGGATAAGAGCATCCGTGCTGGATGCTGTAGGGAATGTCACCGTGAACGTCGTAGTCGAGGTCTTGTCTGAACCAAAGTCTAAGACACAAACCGCCCCGTTGTCACCTGCCTTGTAGATCAATGCGCCCCTTGCGGTAAACGCCCCAGACCACGACACTGAACCAAACGACACGAACGACACGCCGTTTGAAATACTTTGGGTTGGTGTCAGAACCTGACCACCAGCCGTATAACCAGAAGCAACAACCTCACCTGTAGTGGTGTAGGCGCTAGTATCAGCGTTTAGCGTTGCGTTGTTTGTGTAGAGGGCAATATAAAATGTGCCCGAATCGAAGTTAAACGCGCCTTCTAACAGACCGTTTTTAAAAGAGTTGCAGGTGTAGTTGCCAGTAAACGCCATTTATTTCACCGGATACCTTACCTGCCCAGAACGGTACGCGTCCTGACGCTCCATGCCATCACCCAGACGTTTAGCCAGATTCATCGCTTCTTCGTACCGTTTCTGGTATTCGGCAATAACATCGGCTTCACCCTTCATGTATGTGTATGCCTCAATCAACGAACCATACAACAGCGCCGTATCAAAGTTATCGCCAAGCCACGTAGTACCCGCCGTAACAATCGACTCTGGGTAGTAGTAATAGTGCAGTTCTACCGTGTAAGAGTCATCTGGCGTGGGGGCCAGCATAAAGCTCAATTCGTTTGTTAGCGCTGGAGGTGTACCGTTTGTGGTCGTGGGGCCAAACAATGCGTAGTAACGGGGTATGCCCGTGGTAGTGGGGTTTGGGTACGCTGCGCGCAAGAAGTTGACGTCCTTGTTCAACAGGTACTCATAGTTCCCACTACCGTCGATAACCGCTAACGAATAGACCGCTAAAAAGTCTATGGGCGAAGACAGATACGGGTTTGTAGCGTATGTTGTTCCCGTTACGTTTTTCCGTATGGAAGGAAACTGGACGCTGTTGTATATCCGCTGTTCTGCCTGCTGGATAAACGTATTGATCTGTTCGTTGGACGTAAAGTTAACCGGACTCCCAGAGGTGTCGGTGTACTGGGTACTCGGAAAGTCATTTTCCGTATACCCTTTGATCGTCTCAAACAGAGTTTGGTAGTTCATTTATCCCAGCTTCTTGCTAGAGTTGCAGCCTTTTGTTGCAGCGCCACAGCCGCGCGTACGCACGGTCTGCGTATTAGGCACGTTGTTGGGATACCCGCAAGTATTGGGAACCGGAACCGGTTTAGGTTGTTTCGTCTGCATTATCGACCCCTTCCAGCTTTTTTCTGCATCATGACTTTCGCCATGCCCTTGCCCATTTTCTTCTCCATCATGGACTCCATAGGCGAGCCGCCCTTTTTGAGCTTGGTCAGGGGCTTGCCGGGGTGCATGGCTTTCTCGTGCTTGTGAACCGCCTTCTTAGCTGCGTCTTTCATACAACCTCCTATACAGTCGCTACAGTTACAGTGCCAAGCGTGATGCTCAGCGCTAGATTGTTCGGTGTCAGCCCGTCATCGTTGGCCCTAGAGCCGCCCACCGGTGCCCAACCCCACTGGATAATTCTACTACCCCCAGAGGGTGTCCCGTCACCTAATGGACCCGCCCCTGACGTTATCTGTATCCCGGTGGTACCCGCCGTTATGTACGTTGTGTCAGGACGCGGATTACGCAGCCCTTGCGGGTCATCTACGGGGTACATTCCTAACTGCAACTGCGGCTGATCTTCTTCCCAACACTCCCGGCAGACCAGCAG